ACCTCGAGTATTGTAATGTCGTAATTCTTTACTACTTCATTTAATACTCGAACAAGATCTGAGTCTACCCCTTGTAGCCTAGATCGGGATCTTTTACCAAAGCGAGGCATTACAGTTTTTTAATTAATGATGCTTTGACAATTGTCCAGATCGCAATCATAATTTTACGTTCAACCTTTTCTGTCAAAAGCGGTATGTCAACGGCTTTATTCCAACCATCAATGACTTCATCTCTAACTTCATCAGATAGTAACTCTGCGGCTATCAATTCTTTTAACATTTCATTCTCCTATTTCATTATTAGATTTAAAACGATTGGAACTACAATAACTATCATAGCTCCCCACGTCATAATCACCGTAAGCTCCTTTTCGTGCTCCGCAACAGTACCATTTATTTTATCAAAGTGTTTATCAATTTTTGCAAGGCGATTAAAAATTGTTCTTTGCCTTTCATTTAATTGTGTTAGCAGTCTAATAACTTGCTCTCTATGATCAGTTTGATCTGCCATTTAGCCTACCCTTTACAAAGCTAATATCATCACTAATCTCTCTCCAAAAATCTTCTCTTTTAGAATCACTGGAATTAATTCTATCTACAAGCTTAATTGATATTGACTGAGCATTACTTATCTCAGCTTCCATTTTACTTATAGATTGCTTAATTGATTCCAGATCTTCGCTTTGTTCTTTTTGAGATTGGATCAAATTAAATATCATAAATCCAAATAATAAAAAAACGAAACCGGCTGCGCCTAGCTGCAAATAAAGATCCGCTACTTCTTGCATCTTAACTCCCTATTAATCCAATAATTACTTTCCATAATATTTTCTTCAATATCTATTTGAATATCTTCAATCCACCATTTTATTTGTTTTTTTTCTTTTTCCATTTTCTGGCTAGAGACAGTGGATTTAAATCTAGCTGCTGCTGGAACCACGCTACTTCCTCTTCCAGCTTTTGGACTTTGACTTGATCTTCTTGGATGTGCTTGTCCACTAGCTCTTGCAGTTGCTCTTGAGCTTCTTTTTGATTTCTCTCTAAGTCGTTTAACTTTGTCTCTAATCTGTAATAACTGTACGTGAGCATTGAGATTAGACATCCAATCTGTATTAGCCATTTGATGTTTAAATTTATCTGGAATGAATCATTTATTACGGCTCCATTAAAACTTCTGGCCCCATCTTTAAATTTTTTGTCCATTTAACCATTAATCTTAAATGATCTACTATATGATACATCTGTATAAGGTAAAAAAATACTTGAACTTAGTATCGAATCACTCTTAGATCTGTCCATATACGGCAAAATAGACACACTTTTTTTTCCATAAATAAAAATTTTTGCCACAATAGTAGCATTTACCTTATTTTTGGTGTTAATAAAGCGAGGCCGTTGTTTTTTACGCTTCTACTGCTTTTTTTATTTCAGCTAACTCAGCTTCTAATGCAGTTTTTTGATCACCAAGTGATTTAACTTGAGCATCAATACTTTCAATCTGTGCTTCAATCTGACGATATGAAACTTCAGACTTCACTTTAGCTGGTTGATGTTCTTTTTCAACTGGTGTATCTTTCCAAGCATCTGCTGGTGAAGAAGGTTGAGCATCAGCATTTTTCTTTGTGTATTTATTAGCCATTATATGACTCCTTTTCTGTTATTATTAATTGTCACCATGACAAATTTTATCCTTTGGTTTGCACAATTCTAACATGAGCAACCCAGTTTATATCTTTTGAGTTTTCACCCCGACATTTTAGTTTTAATGAATTGTTAGTATCATCAGCCTCACAAACAAGTGACCATGCGGATTGGTCTTCAATTAATGTTACTTGTTGAACGCTGCCAACTAATGCAGTCGTACCATTATCATTTTCAATTACTCCTTCAAAATGATACCCAGCATCTTCTCTTTGACCACTTACTCTTCTAGCAACAACTTTTACACTAAAGAACCAAGTGGCATCATCTGGAACTACCATGCGACCACTATTAAGACCGCCACTTAAAAATAATTCTGTCTCTGTATCATTTGTAGTTTGTTGTTTAGCGATATACTCAATAACCATTACTGAATTATCTTCAGCATCTATCTTTCCATTTTCATAAGCTACAGATTCACCTTCAACATGAAGTTTATGAGATGCATTATTACCAGTACCGATTCCCACAAGACCATTTTCATCAATTCGCATCTTTTCAGTTAAGTTTCCACCCGTTTCTGTAAGAATCATAAACTCGCTTGTAGTTGAGCTTATTCCATTAAACTTGATTTGACCAGATGCTGAACCACCATTGAATTGCAATATGGTTCCGGAATTAATAGAACCAGCTTGGTTTTCTAAATAAAGTGCTGGATGACCACCACCATTCGTAGCGTAAAATCTTCCTAAGTCACCAGTAGATTGGCAATCAAAAGTGTATCCCGGGCTAGATGTTCCACCAATTCCAACCTTTTGGTCTTTAATGACCATCGCTAAATCTTCTTCATAAGTAGTGTAAAAATACCATACACCATTATCTCTATTTTTAACTAGAGTTTTACCACCTACCCCAGCAAGTGTACCAGCAATTTTAAATTCAACATCACCATGATTAACTGCTGTTTGATGATAGGTTATATCTCCTAAGTGCTTATTTGCACTATGAGAACTAGCATAGAATCTTAACATTCCACCAGCAGCTACAGAAGTATCTCCAGTTCTAGTATCATGTAGTCTTATAGTTGTATAACCACTAGGATTATCAATAGTTAAATTAGCTGCTGAAGTCGTATAAGTTCCTATTCCTACATTCGCTGCACCAGTTCCAATCGTAAGCTTACCAGTTAAGTTATTTGTACCAAGTTTTAAATCACTAGAATCAGTAGTCGTAATCCTCATGCCATTACTAGTCATTCCAGTAAATGCCATTACATCATCACTAATACGAACAAATTTAGCTGCTGACCTACCTACTCTAAATTGATTGTCTCCATCATTTAAAATGTCAAGTGCATAAGTGGGGTTAGTATGATTAATTCCAATTCTAGCTTTTGTTCCACTACCATCAATTCTTAATCTTTCAGTTACAGTGCTACTTTTTTGAGTTGAAAATCTTATTGTATGGTCATCTTTAAGTGCCTTTATATTAAAAGCAGTTTCATTTGCAGTAATTGAAAATTGATTGCCATGATAATTTTTATTAAAGAAAATATTACCAGTATAACTACCACTTCCATAAAACAGTGTAAGATCTGTTTGTCTTTGTGTGTTAGTGTTTCCGATAGCTCCAATATCTAAATTCCCAAGAATATCAGTATTTCCACCCGAATAATGCTTAAGGGAATTAGTACCAGCATTGGTTTGAAATACAAACCCACGACTTGTTCCAGCTTGGAACACACTATCAGCAAAACTGCCACCAATAATATTAAAATTTTTATCTTTAAAGTTAAGAGTCTGTATTCCGTTTAGTTCTACAATTCCAGTATCTCCCGAAGAACTAGAAGTAATTCGTAATCTATCTCCACTTACATCTGGTACTGCAAAGTCATAATAAGCACTTGTAGTTCCACCAGCTTGTAGTCTTAATTGAGGGTCTGTTCCATCAGCAGTTGCATTTTTTAGTTCAAGCAATCTCGCTGGAGCAGTTGTGCCTATTCCGAAATTGCCTCCATTAAATATTCCAGTGTATTTAGTATGAGTACCCGATTTTGTACCACCAGAATTGTCTAGAGCGACCTTAATTCCAGTTATATCAACACCAGTCCCAGCCGAACTATCGGTTGCATCATTAACTTGAATATTTACACCAGTTATATATGCAGTTCCGCCAGTTGTAGCTTGAGTTTTATCATAATCAACAAGAATACCATCACTAGTAATACCAGTTCCAACATTCATATCGTGGTCAATATGTAATGCTCTTTGAGTACCACTTTTGTTTATCTTTATACCATCGCTACTTACATCTGTGTTTGTAACTGTGAGTTTGCCAGTAGGGGAAGTTGTTCCAATTCCCACTCGCTTATTACTAT